TACACCAATACGAGCATCTGTAATCGTTGTGGTAGATGCACCACCTGTCGCTAGAGTTACCGAGCCTGTATTGTTGGTCTTACCATTCATAATCCCATTGACTACCTCGGCTACTCCACGAGGATCGCTACCAAATGGGGGTAATGCTCTAAACATTATCTAGTTCCTAGAGGGCTTAAATCGATGTCCATTCCGACTGCTGATGTCCAACTACCTGTAGGGGTTAATTGTAGACGATGATAGCGACCAACACCACGAACTGCGACTCTATTTTCGCTATCTGCTGCTGATTGAGAGCCAAAGGTTGTAGATTGAGATAAAAGCCTACGAGATAACAATGCTACGCTACCAGAACCATCATCTACTATTGGTTTAACCATTGTGATTGCAGAAGTAGAACCAGGCACTTCTATATCACCTGTCTCTAAATATGCTGTAGCATTAGCACCAGAGAATGTAACAATCTTTGCACCATCCACACCGGCTAACTGTAATTTTCCACCAAGCCAAAGTCTGCTATCAAAACTTGTCAAAATGGTATCTAAATTACCATAAGTGTCCATTCCTTCTAATGTAACAGCAGGTGTAGATGTTGATGCAATCTTATCTACATGGGTTGTACCGCTAGTCCATTTTTGAGTCTGAAAATTGTAGATTAATAGACTATCAGGAGTAGCAGAACTGTTAGAGGCATATGCCCAAATAATGAGTTTCTTAACTGGATCTACAGCAACAGACATAAGGTATAAAGTACCTTCATCTACATTGTCAAAGAAAAATCTGTTTACTTTCTCGCTACCAATTGGAACTACATTTTGTCCATCGCAGGCATAAAAGCCATCATCGCCTAAGAAGAATGTAGTACCGCCATACTGTATAACTGAGTTTGCCTCGTAGCACCCTAAGTTTCTACTAATATTGTCAAACTGAAAGACTAACGGACTGCCAACATACGACATACGATGAATAGAACGATCCATTAATATCAGACCATATTCACCGCCTGTTACACCGACAATAGAACCACCATCAGGAATATCTTGGAAGTCTGCTTGGGTAGTTGCAGATGTAGCCCAACTAGACTCGTCTCCTAATGCTGACCATTGAACTCTGTTGTAGTAATTAGTTTGGTGTCCTGATACTACAAAGTCTCTTACTACTGTTACATATCTTGCGTCTGGTGCATCTGCTGATAGGTCTGCAAACAAAGAAGCACTATTTAAGTTATACCCTTGTATTTTTGCTTGACCATTTGCTGCAATAATTACATTGCCAAACTGTGTAAACCTCCAACGCTGATCTGTAGGAGTTGTATAGTTTCCTGACTTAGAAACATTGTCTAATGACAAATCAGCAGCATCTAGTTTAAATAATTTTGTAGAACCACCAGCAAATACTAATGTAGCTCCTACAGTTGTTTTGCCTGCAACTACATTGTTAAGGTTCTCAGATGCCGATGCCGAGTAATCTACTACTGTAGGCAATGCACCATACCCAACGAGTTTAGAGTAAACATTCTCTGCTCGTCTTAGACCATTAGTAATGCCTGGCTGATCTGGTGTCCATTCTCCGAATGTTATTCTGCTGATTGCCATTAATTATTTACCCATGAATTATTACTACCAGAACTTGTAGTCCAAGTAGTCGATGTTGGTGTTGTTCCTGTCCAAGGCTCTGAGCCTTCCGATGATACTGTCCAAACTGTCGTACTAGGTGCTATACCTGTCCAAGCCTCTGTTCCTGCTATCTCGCCTGTCCAATTATCGCCTAATATTCTGCCTAGGCAACTTACTGTAGAAGTGTTAGAAACAGAACCTAAAGCAGAAAATACTGCGTTTGCATAACACGCTATGTTGGCTAATGCGTTAACACTAGCGTTGCCAGAAAAGTTTACATTGCCAAGTGTACTAACTGTAGTTACACATAGAACTTCACAGTTTGCTATTCTTTGTCTAATTGCATTTGCTGTTATTGTTGCACTAGCAGAAATAGAACCACTAAAATCTCGTACTCTTGTACTAATAATATCTATGGTTGCATTTGCTGTAATACTAGCGTTAGCAGATTGAACTTTACTTCCAAGTACAGTAACAGAGGCTACACAATTAATAGATCCATTTGCCTCTGTAGCGGTTACATCACCTACACAATATCCTGTATCCCAATATCCATATACGACATATTGGTCTGCAAAAGCCATTTAGAATGTGTACCATTGAGTAGTGGTAGTAGCCATTAACTCAATAGTTGAGCCAGCAGCTAAGGTAAATGCAGCATTAGCCGCTAAAGCATTAATCGTACCGCCTGTTGCTGGGTAAATACTTAAAGTATCCGCACTATCTGAGTTTCTAACTAGGATACGCATACCAGCTACCGCAGTTGGTAGTCTTACTCCAGCAGCCGCAGCAGTAACTACAGTCACATTATTGATATTGGAAACTAAACCAGTAGCAGTACCTTGTGTAGTGCCAGCCGCACTTACTGCCGCACTAATACTATTGACTGCTAATCCGTTTAAGGTAGTTGTGCTAGTTGCGCCTGATACCGCAGAACCAATATTAATAGCAGTAGTAGAGCCTGATAATCCAGCCGTACCAATGTTGATTGCTTTGGTAGAGCCTGATGCAGTTGCACCAGCTTGAATATTAGTTGTTTGGCTTACTGTAGATTGTCCTACAGTTATTGTCCCAGTTCCACTTGTGCCACCAACAGAAATTGTTCCAGAGGTAACTGAAGTTCCAAGTGCTATTGTGCTTGTTGTTGTACCCTGTAATGTTATGGTTGAAGTAGCAGTTAAAGTACCACTAACAGAAGTTGTTGATAATGATGTTGAACCGCTAGTAGTAATATTTCCTTGAACACTTAAAGCACCATCTACATAAGCGTTAGACTGTACTGCTAAGTTACCTTGTACCCTAGCGTTGCTAGTCGTATTAAATACATCGGTTACTGCACTTATTGAGTTAGTTGCGGTGTTGTATTGAAATACTGTGTCATTAGTTGAGCCAACAAGGTAGACACGATTATTCGCAGTAGAATCAATAAACATACCGCTTGGGGCTGTTTCTTGAAAGCCAACATAAAAATTATTTACAAAAGTGGCGGTGCTGACATTCCAAGCAGTTCCAAGAGCATATTGGGTAATATCGTCACCAGTTGCGCCAAGAATCCACATTGTTAAACCATCGGCACTTAAATTTACTTGGTTTGGTGTTCCTTCTTGAGTCTGTACGCTAAACGAAATACTTGCATAAGATGCTGTAGAAACATCCCAAGCCGTTCCTAAAGTGTATTGAAATACTGTGTCTGAGGTTGTTCCAATAACATACATAACTGTGCCGTCAGGCTTAAACCAAAGACCAGTTGGGTTTGTTTCTTGCGAAGTTACACTAAACAACTTAGATGCGTAGGATGCAGTAGAAATATCAAAAGCAGAAGATAGTGTGTATTGAAAAACAGTATCGTTTGTCTGACCCATGATAAACATGGATAAACCATCAGGTTTAAAAAATATATCGTTTGGTGCAGAATCTTGTGCTGATGTGGAAAACAACCTTACAAAACTAGCAGTTGATACATTAAAAGCAGTTGATAGCGTGTATTGGTTTACATCATCGCCAGTTGTGCCGTTGACATACATATTTAATCCGTCAGGACTAATGAATAATCCAGCAGGTGCAGTTTCTTCAGCCGTAATAGATTTACTTAAACCTGAGTAATTCCAGCCAGCAATGCTTGTGTTTGGGGCTATTTCTGCATCTGTTCCGCTAGTAATAATGTCTATAGTCGCAAATGTAACTGCTTGACCATTCTCTACCTTGTCTGTATTAAGATTGGTAAAGTTAGCATCTACCTCTACATGGGTAAGCGGAGAGCCTTTACCGGCTCTGGTAACAATAGTAGACATATTAAGCTAAGGTAACTGATAGATTACCGATTGCGATCTTAAATACATCTCCTGTTTCTATTGTTTTAGAACTGTCTAGTGCTGTATGGTAGTACAGATTACCGCTTGTGCTTGCATCCAATATTCCAATATGGCTTACTGTTCCCCAAGTCGATGTGCATTGTGGGAACTCTACCGCAGCAGAGTTTGTAGATACACCATTGCTTGGTGCGCCAAAAGTTACTGATTGGCGAGCATACGATCCACCGCTTACCTCTGTGCCTGTACCAGCATCTGTTGGGTCTGTTGTATAAAGACCAACATAGACTGTTGCAGGAGAGGTAAAAGTTGTTGCTCGTAGAGTTGCATTGATTAGTGCGTTCTCTAGGTAGTTTGACATTTCAGCCATAGTATTTCCTTATCGTGAGGTTACGCGCATTTGTAATGGAACACCCGAATACTCGCTATTTTGGTCTGCATCGGATATGTTTTTGATTGCTCTGTCGTACAGGGTTGCCCATGTCTGACTTCTTG